TTATCACGGCCTATTTTGTATGCGGAGATAAGACCATAACCGCGGAGCTCGCAAGTGGCGAAATCACTGCAGAGCAGGGAATAAACCTCACTGCAGGACGCTGGGAACTGAAACTATCCGGCATAAAGGGCGACAGCCGCGTAACGGCTGGCCCGGTGCAGTTTGACGTGCTGCCCTTCGGGGCTACGGATGGTGAACTGCCGGATATATCCCTGACGCAATACGAACAACTCCTTGCGAAAATCGGCGACATGGACGAGCTGACCACCGCGGACAAGAATACCCTTGTAGCGGCCATAAACGAGGCAGCGCAGAGCGGCGGCGGTTCCGGTGGAGGGGGATTGCCGGCGGGCGGAACGCCGGGGCAGGTACTCACTCGGACGGCGAATGGCTCAGCGTGGAAGGACTTACCCACATATGACGGGGAGATCACCGTCACCCCGAAAGTGGAAAGCGCACAAACGCTTAAAACGGCAGGGAAATATCTCGAACAGGACGTGCAAGTGAAGGAAATACCGCAGTACAGCGTCAGCAACGACGCGGGCGGAACAACATTTATCATTGGGAAAGAGGTATAAAAATGGCAACCAACAAAGTGATCTACGGCGAAACCGTACTTATCGACCTTACTGGGGATACCGTATCCGCCGACAAGCTGGCGACCGGCCTTACGGCCCACGACAAGACTGGCACGAAAATCACCGGCACGAACGATTATGACGCAAACACGCAGGACGCTACCGCAGCCGTGGCGGAGGTTCTCTCCGGCAAAACCTATTATGGACAAGGAGAAAAGAAGTCTGGTACCATGCCCAACAAGGGCGCGGTAACGCTGGAAATAACCACCAAAGCGGAAGAAAAAGCCATACCCACCGGCTTCCATGATGGCAGCGGCAAGGCAAAGATATCAGCGACCGAACAGGCGAAGATAATCGCCCAGAATATCCGCGAGGGCATCACCATACTCGGCGTGGAGGGCAGCATGTCCGGCAGCGAGGGCATGACCCCGCAGGCCAAGGAAGCTACCCCCACCAGCTCCCAGCAGGTCATAAGCCCTGACGAAGGATACAACTGCTTATCCCAGGTGACGGTAAAGGCCATACCCTACACCGAGACCGAAAACGCGGCGGGGGGTACTACCGTCACCATCGGGTAGGGAGGGACACATGGCAAATAATAAGGTGATTTACGATGGCACGACCCTTATAGACTTGACGAGCGACACCGTGACCCCGGACACACTCCTGACCGGGGCCACGGCCCACGACGCAAGCGGCGCACAGATAACCGGCACGGCCACGGGTGGTGGCGACCTATCCGACATCACGACCAACATAACCGGCCTGCTCAAGGGCGCAGGCGGCAAAGTGGCGCAGGCCGAGGGCGGCGTGGACTATCTGACCCCGCCTGTTATGGCTTCCTCCCTCCCCGCCAGCGGCGCGGCGCTGACGACAAACACCATATATAACGTATCCTCTCCCGTGGGTACATACGTGTTTACCCCGCCCGCCTCCGGCTGGGCGCACGGCACATTCAGCACGGCGGCCTCGGTTGCGGTGTCGTTTGTGAGCGGGGCGAACTATTTAGGCGAGGCCCCCGCAATAGAGGCAAGCAAGACTTATGAATTTGACGTATACAACGGCGTGTGGGCGGTGCAGGAGGTTGTAAGCGCATGATAGCTATGCTACGAAGGAGGCTGATGGGTAACAAAAAAAAGATGTGTACTGTGACAATCAGCGGTTTCTCCAGTTTAAATTGGTATTTTGGGAGAGTTTCGACTGTCGAAAACTCAACACAAGAAACATCTTTAACAGACGGGACTTATGAATTCGAGCAAGGTACACAGCTTTATTGTACTATACTATCGAAGCAGGAGAATTATAACGCCAGTATTAAGTTAGACGGTAAGTATGTTGCTATTAAAAACTATCCGTACTCTGCAAAGTATACGCTTGTGCTAAACTCGGATTACACTGTTGTTATAAACTACGCTCTTGCATTGATGGAGATAACAACTCTGGGAGAAAAACTTATACTGAGCTACGACGCACAAGCGTAAGTTAATTACCAAAGGAGATACAATGCTAAACACAAACTATGCCAAACTGGCGGGCGAGTATCCCGAATATTTACGCCTGCCGATTGAGCTGAAGTCGCCGCTTATAATCAACGGTGTGACGCACCCCGCAGGGGCGCACCTCTCCACCAATGACGATACGGCAATAAAGGAGCTGGGCTATAAGCCCGTGACCCGTTCCCCCATGCCCTCAAAGGAGGGCTATTATTATACGGAGAGCTGGACGGAAACCGACACGGCTATAGTGCAGGAGTGGGAGGAACATGAACAGCCCCCGGCTACCGACTATACCGAAGTCCTCGATATTATGACAGGAGAAAAAGCATGATAGTACGCACGGCAGAAGAAGCAAGAGTATGGCGAGCGCAACTTGAGAAAGCACTGCCCGCCGTACCCGATAAGGACGCAAGCGGTTGCGTAGACCTCTATCCAACCTTAAAACAGAGCGGCAGCCTCATAAAAGCCGGAACTCGTATCAACTGGAACGGCTGGCTCAAACAGGCCACCGTAGACCTATGGGATACCGAGGCCAACGACCCCGACCATGCACCTAACCTGTGGGTGAAGATAAACTATAAGGATGGTGTTCGGGTTATCCCTGACGTAATCTCAGCAGCCGAGGCATTTGCACTTGATGAGCTTGGCTGGTGGAACGGTGCGATATACAAAAGCCTCATAGCCGCCAACGTCTACACCCCAGACGCATACCCACAGGGATGGGAACTTCAGGAATAAGGAGCCGCACGGCTCTTTTTTCATAATTAAAAAAACAAAAACAAAGAAAGGAAAAAATCAAAATGAAAAAACTCACTTGTATCCTCGCGGTAATGCTCATGCTGTGCCTCTGCACCATAGCCTACGCCGCAGACCCTGTAACTCTGGATATAACCGCGCTGGACTACCAGACCGGCAAGGCGGTATCCAAGACCTACGTCAACAACGAGCTGTTTTTGCTCAAGGTTGACTTGGGCATACCCCGGTTTTTCGACCTGACCGACATGGAGCTTATAGTCGAACTGGACGGGGTAAAGCTGGACGCAAACGACCTGAGATTAGAGGCTGGCACATATTACCTGAGCGGCATAGTTACCGACCAGCCCGCCGCCCTCCGCGTCACCGTCAAGGACAGGGCATACGAAAACGCCACCACGGCAGAAGAACTCTACAACGCCATGCAGAAAAACAGGACTGTAAGCAAGACTTATTATTTTAACGCCGCGCAGCCCGCCGAACAGCCCATTGCAAAAAATCCCGTGGTGATCCCCAAGACCGGCGACGTGTCTATCATAGCCTATGCCGTCTCCCTCTCCCTGATAGGCTTCGGCCTCTTTGTGGCGGGTAAACGCAAATGACACTGGTACAACAGTTTTTATCCTACCTCGGTGAGCACATCGGGGACGCATACGTCTGGGGCGCAAGGGGGCAGTGCCTTACCAATATGAGCGACCCCGAAAAATGGATACGGAATAAGGAGACATCGAGCACCAACGCGGAGCGGGCCATACGGTATATGCAAAAGGCGACGAAAAGCCCTCTGTATGCTTTTGACTGTTCCGGCCTTATCTGCGGCTTTCTCATGGCCAAGGGGCTTTCCGGGCGCGTAAACTCCCGTACCATGTACGCCAAGAGCAAACGCATACACCGGGACGAGCTTCAGCCCGGCGACCTGGTATTTAGGTATCGGGACAAGAATAAGGACGGCGGCGGGACGTACAAATACATCTACCATGTAGGCGTATACGTGGGCAATGATAAGGTCATAGAGAGCAAGGGCAGAGACGATGGCGTTGTGCTCCGGGGGATAAACGCTTCCGGCCCCGCCTACTGGAACGAGTACGGGCGCTGGGACATAATCTCCGGTGACGCGAAAGACGATGCACCAAAGGAGGAAACACCTGCTGTGGCAAAGAAAATCGAGCTGACCAGCCCTATGATGCGGGGCGAAGATATCAAGGCATTACAAACCGCCCTTAACGCCCTGGGCTACAACGCCGGCGACCCTGACGGCATAGCCGGTAAAAACACCATTGCGGCCATACGGAGGTTTGCGCAGGACTACACCGCCGCCGAACTGCCGGATATATTGCAGGCTACCGTATCCGTGGACGGCAAAATCTATGTAGGCGCACTAAAAAAATAAGGAGGAAAAAGAGATGAACATATCTGAATGGATTAAAACTATCGCCGCCGCTATAGGCGGCGCACTTGCGTGGCTCTTCGGAGCCTGGGATCCTCTGATAATGGTACTGGTGGCGGTGATGGTGTTAGACTACATCACCGGCGTAGCCGACGCAGCAGTGGCCAGGACCCTCAGCAGCGCAGTAGGATTCAAGGGACTGCTGAAGAAAATCTTTATACTAATATTGGTGGCACTGGCCGCCCTACTTGACAGGCTTGTGCCCGCCACCAATGGGGCGGTGCGCAGCGCGGTGTGTATGTTTTACATAGCCAACGAGGGCCTGTCCATACTGGAGAACGCCGGCACGCTCGGCCTGCCGCTGCCCGAGGCGCTCAGAGGCGCCCTCCAGAAGCTCCACAACAAAGGCAACGCAATAGAAGATACCGAACCTACCGACAAAACAGCATAATATCATCCCACGTCCGGGATTCCCTTTCAATAGCCCCCGGCAAACGTCGGGGGCAAATCTTGTATAAAGGAGGTGTAGGCTTTTGGAGAAGCGGCCTCTTATTATATGGACAAGACCCTGCTCAATTCCCGCCCCCGGTCAGAGTGGGAAGCACTCATACACGAATGGATACATAACGAAAAAGACCGCTGGCTGATAACCCGCCGCCTTTTAGACGGGGTGCCATACGACGCTCTGACGGGCGAGTACCAGCTTAAATTTGAAATACCCCTTGAATATGACCAGATACGCAGGCGGTGCAAGGCCGCCGAAAAACAACTGATAAAACACTGCCATATGCCCTCGTAGGAATCGGCTTTATGCGCGACAATATAAGCAACAGGAGCGCGCCTGATTACATTTCGGAGGAAAAACACTATGGCAGAATACGCATCTCAGGGAGTAGGCACCGCTGGCCTCGTAACCGGCATAATCGGTTCGGCTGGCTGGCTGTTCAACGGCGGCCTTACCGACTTTGGCCTCGGTAGGAACGGCAGGAACGGCAACAGCGACGAAAAGCCCGTATCCCGCTATGAACTGTCGCTTGTGCAGGAGAACGCCATTCTCAAAGCACAGGCGGACGTAGACAAGAAGCTCGTTGAGGTTTACAATGCCATCAACGACAAGGCCAACGGCTTGCGCGATGCGTTCAACGCTTTCGAGAAAGAACAGCTCGTGTACAACGGCGTAAACACCGCGACAATCGGATGTATGCAGCAGAACATTCAAGCCCTGCTTGCCATGACCAAGATGGTCATACCCAACAGCTCCGTATGCCCCGGCTGGGGTAACGCGACTGTCACGGTAAGCACCGGCACGGCTACGACCTAAAGGGGCGGGCAACTGCCCCTATCTCAGTAAGGAGGAAACATGATTACGCTGCAACGTTTCAAGACCGGCCTTGCCCGGTATGCCGATACCGAGCTCGTGCCGAAGCTGGAAGGCTGGAAGAAGATAGCTTTCGGCGCGGGGGCTTCACTTATGCTGTCAGCCCCGGACGAAAAACTGTTGAAGCTGCTGCATTCCCCCGCAATATCCATGATGGGCATTGTGGACGAGCAGGACAATATAGACATTGACGCTCTGTATAAAGCTGTCGTTCCGCAGTTTGAGAGCAAACAGCGGCTTCCTCTGCCTCTGGTTGGAGATTTTACCTTTGACCGTAGCGACATTGAAACGCTGTACCGCTTCATGACAGACTGAAAATGAGTAAGTTTTTAGAAATGATAGACTGCATCTCGCGCAAAGGCCGGAACATAGACGAAGTTACCGCCGTACTGGATGACGCTATGGGCATAATTAAAGACCGCATGCCCGACCTGTACCACGAAACAATACACCAGCTTGCGGCCATAGCTTACGCCATAACCCCAGAGGAAGCGCGGGACAAAGTACGCTCCATGCGTCCTTACGGCCAGAAGTGGGATTATGATACCGTCAAAGCATTCCTTGCCGCGAAGGGCATCAACAACGACGTATGCAAATACTACCTCTGCATGAATATGGCCTACAACGACTACTACAAGACGGCGGAGAGCGTGGGGAAGGGCGAAGATCCCGAATTCTATTTCAGCATAGCAAGGGACTTTATCAACGACGCAGACGCTAAGGATTTTAAAGTTGAAAAATATTTCCTTGCGTAGCTGGCAACTTTCCGGCAACCTTTTATTTAAAACCTTAAAATGAGCACAAACGGAAAACATAGACAAATAGCCTCTTTCTGCGTGTGAGAAACTGCGAGGAACTGAATAAAAAACGGGTAGCCGCCGGATACCAAACATCAAAAACGCCTGTGTTGCACGGGCGTTTTTCTTAGGTATTTAGGGCTTTTTTGATTGCTTGTGCTCATTTTGTGGTTTTGCCCTGGCAACTTTCTGGCAACCTTTTTTTGAAAGCGTCTATAACTGCGCCCGCGCTTGCGTCCTCTTTTTCCTTTGAAAGGTGTGAATAAATTTCAAGCGTTACCTTTACGTTGGCATGGCCGAGGAATTTCTGCGCGGAAAGCACGTCAACGCCGGCATTATAGAGTATGGAGGCGTAATTATGCCGGAAGTAGTGCGGCGTGAGGATAGAGGCGCCGTCCTCTCTCGTTTCTATGCCGGGCCCCAACTCTGCCATGCGCTCCATCAGCGAACGCCATAGCCTATTTGAAGAGGAATTGCGATAGTATGTTCCATCGGGGGCGGGGAACACAAACGCCTGCGGGAATCCTCGCACGAGCATTTCCGCCAGCTCGTCCGGCAAGGGTATATCCCGTATGCTCTCCTTCGTCTTGGGCGGGGTTATCGTGCCCTTCCTTAAATTGACCTGCTGCCGGACGTGTATAACCTTCTTCCTGAAATCTACACATTCCCATTGCAGGCCGAGGGCTTCGCCAAGCCTCATTCCGGTATAGTATAGCAATGCCACCAGCAGGCCGTTTTCCTCCTGCATCAGCTTCTTTGCCGCTTCTTCCTCTGCTTCCGTCAGCGCCCGGCGGCTTGACTTTTCTTTCGTGGGCTTGACCAGCCCCACAGTCACGTCCCGCTGGATTATCCCCTCGGAGTATGCCCGCTTAAAGATGGATTCTAACACATGGTGTACATTTTCGATTATGGTTACGCACGTATCGCCCTTGGAGTTAAGCAGCTCCTGCAAATCCATAGTGGATATTGCGGTGAGCCGCTTGTCACCCAGAACAGGCAGTATGTGCTTGTTGAGTGCCGTCTTATATCCGCTCTGTGCCGATTCCTTTATGTTCGGCTTTTTGTAGACGTTATACCACTGTATGGCGTATGGGCCGAAAAGCGCGTCCTTCTGCGCGGTGCGCCCGGTGATGAACTCCTGCCTGACCGCCTCCTTCGCGGCCTCCAAATCCTTCTTTGTGCGCCCGGACACATATTTTATCACGCTGCCGCCGTTCATATCCTTGCCGACGGTTACTTTAGCCCTATACCTCCCGTCGCTTTGTCTTGCCATTTACAAAAACCTCCCGTTATGCTAAAATCGGAGGCGGAGAAGCATCCACCTCTGATCCCCCCTTGCGCTGCGCCGACAGCCGGGGGATTATTTTATTTTGTCAAGCAGAATAGCCTTTTTCTCTTCAAATTCCTCGTTGCTCAGAATACCGCTATCTCGCAAATCGCCGAGTTTGCGAATTTGGTCAACGGCATCGATGGAAAGCGCGGACTGCACGCTTGGGCCGTATATTCTGTCGCGCTGCTTATCAGAAAGAATTACGGCGCCATCACCGTCCGTGAAAGTGCCACTGGCTATACTGCACAAGTCCGCAAGGGTTCCAAGGCCGAAACAGCCTGCCGTGAGTAACCAGAGAAGAGCTGTGAGCGGCTTATCGACATAGAACCTGTGTATTCCTAAACCGCCTAAAAATATACATAAAAGCAGAGTGGTTAGCCAACTCTTTTCAGACACATCATGGTTGTGACCTTCGGCACCATCCACACTTTCGGTCACGTCCATTTTTTCTGGTTCAACATTCACACGCTCCTCTTCCGAAGAGGGCGAAACGATCATTGCCCCCTCGCGTCTTGCTCGTTCCGCCTTATTCTTTTTTATACATTCCTCACAGTGCCCAAGGTTGTTGAGCGGCAAGAACAACCCCTTTTTCCCACACTGAGAGCACTGATGTATCATACCCATTGACCAAACCCTCCTATTTTAACCTTTTCCATTCTTTTATGCTGATGTATATGAGAAAGCCTGCGAATATCGCGAAAACCAGCATTATACCCCCTGCTATTGTCGATAAATGCTTAGTTTCGGGGCGTATCAGCCCCATGCTCGGATATCTGCTATCTATGATAAATATTCCGCTTAAAACCACCATCAATAACACGGAAACACCTGACAACAGGGGCAACTGAATGTTTTTACGCCGCCCTTCGGCTACCAGATCGTTTATACGCTCCTTGTTAGTGGCGATAAGTTCTTCGTATAAATCCTCTTTACTATATCCTTGCGGAACTCTCACAAAGTCAGAATCTATATCCCGCAGACTTTTGCCAATGGTATTTAATATCCTTATCAGCGTATCTACGCCGGGATTTGATGTTTGCCCGTGAAGCACCTTTTTGACAGTAGCGAGCGACAGCCCGCATTCGTCCGCGATCTCCTGCTGCGTCTTACCGGATTGCCGCACAAGCTCCTGTAATCGCTCAAAGTCCATTATTTTACCCCCCATTTAAACAATTTTTACCCTGAAAGGATACTATTTGTGGCTTTAAAAAACCAAGGGAACGAGATATGCTTAATTCAGACCGGGGCGGCTCCCACGAAGCTTCTCCGCCGTTCTGGCCGAGGCAGAGGTGAACGGCTCCCGCTCCCTCTGCCGGTTAAAGGCGAATCTGAGGCACGATTTGTGCAACATCGTTGAGCACAGTCCCGTTTATGGTACTTTCATACAAATTCCCCCTTTTTTGCTTATTGTGAGTATGCTATTATCAAAAAAAACAGAACAAATGTTTGGAGGTGGAAACAAATGACGAAAAAAGAAGAATTAAAGGAAATCATAGATGGAATGACGATAGAGGAAATCACTTTGGCATTTTTGCTGCTTGCCAAGTCGCCAGAAACAGAGCGGCTTGTTCTTCGGTCATACTGTCAACGACCGCCTTTAGCATAGCTTTACTGGAGGTGGTTTCCTCTGGGATATCTTCCCAGCCCATTAGATAGGCCGGCGTAGTATGCAAAGCAACTGCAAGGGCGGGAATACGTTCATACCTCAAATTCTTAATCTTACCGCTTTCCCATCGCTGCACGGTGGCCTCTGAGACACCAACTGCCTTTGCAATATCGGCGAGGGTTAAATCCAATTCTTTCCTGCGATTCCTCATTCTTTCTTCCAAAACCATTTTACTATCCTCCTCGTAAGCCTATAATACACTTCTTTATTTTGAAATGCAATAAAAATTACTCAAAATGCAAAAAAACTTTCGCGCCACGTATTGACTTTTGGGCGCGACGGGGCTATTATAAACTTACGCAATACGTAAGAAACGGAGGCGGAAAGGTTGTACGAAATCAATGTCCCCAAACTTAGGGGGAAAATGACTGAAAAGAATTATACGATATCATCATTGGCGAATACACTGGGGATAGACCGAAATACTCTGGCGAAATACCTATCGATACCGAGTAAAATACCGTATGATGTGATGGTCAAAATTGCCGAATGCGTATGTGACAGCAGACAAGAAGCGACGGACATTTTTTTTGCAAACCAACTTACGCAGAACGTAAGGACAAACGAACAAACCGCATAGGAGGACAGCGGCATGATGAACCTTGAACAACTGGAAGCAACAGAAAAGAAAGTGGCGGCCATATTAGCGGAATCTGGCGCCACTCTCCCCGAAGTGGAGTGCATCTTAGCACATTGCAAATGTTACCTTACTGCCTCGTATTGCGAGATTCCAGAACATCAGCAATCCGATTAAGAGCCACAGCGATCCTCACTATTGAACAATCATTATATTGAGAATCGTATAGCGGACATTGCACAACACAAACGTTATGCGAAAACGGACAAAGCATTACCTTCACCTCCTTCCGAGGTGATTATACCACAGAAAGGAAACCACCATGGATAACTTTGACAAGCTCCTGCGGGACATGATAACCGCCGCCGTGGACGAACGTATAAACAGCGTTGAAGCCCTTGAGGAGCGCATGGTGAAGATGCACGGCGAGTTTGTCACCACCAAGCGGGCATCCGAGATCATCAACGTAGACCCCGGCACCATACGCGCCATGTGCAGGGATGGGCGCCTCATGGCGACCGCCGCCGACGGCCACGCCCCCCTCATACTGGTGCGGAGCATGGCCTCCATGGTAGAGGATAAGACGGCGGATCAGCCCAGGGTAAAGGCTACCCGCCGCCATAAGTACGACGATTGTAAATACAAAGTGCAGTAGCTCCCCGCACGAAAGGGGAGAGCAGAGGGCGGCATCTTGGGCCGGTGTCCGATGGGCAGAGTTTAAAATCTCCTTTTTGATATACACAGACCACCTGATATGTCCGACAAAACGCTGCTTCTGCTCACCGCCCTCTGCTGTCTCCTTTCGCCGGAGGTGATGCGAATGACATAACAATTCCACAACAGCACGTTAGCAACTCGACCGGGCGAGTATAAACAGGATTTAGGCCCGGTGCGTCTCCCGCGGACGGGTTTGCCGATAGCCCGCGCCGCCGGAGGGTATCAGATCATAAGGAGGACGCAAAACAATGAAATTAGGAGAACTACCATTCAGAAGCAACATCAAAATCCCCGAGCGACAAGAAGATGGCAGCTATAAGCTGGCGGACTACACCCTGGGCTTTTTCGGCGCAGGCGTGGCTGCGTTTATCCGCAAAGACATACACAGCTTGTGCTGGTTCGGAGATAGCACGGAGTATGCCGGTTCCGACCTGGACAAACGCATGACCGAAATATACGACAGCTACCCCGACGAGCTTAAAGAACTGATTATCCCAAGCACGATCCCGCTGTATAACGGCAGCGGCGCCGAGGATATAACCCGCAAGGTGTTTGCTCCCACGTTGACCATGGTAGGCTGCGGCGACAATGAAGGAGTGGACGAGGGCTTAACATGGCCTATATTCACTGGCCAGAATAGCCGCAAAAAGACCTTTAACGGCCCGGCGGTCGGCTGGTGGCTTTCCTCGCAGGACTCTTCCGACTACGCGTGGCGCGTCTACACGGACGGCTCCGCCTTCAGCTACTACCCCTCGCGCTCGGGTGGTGTTGTCCCCGCTTTTATAATCCTCCAATCGGTACAGATTGACGACACACCGGATAATGACGGCAGTTACAGATTGACGGAGCTGCAAAGCTATTGCTCATAAAAAGCCATGAAAAGCAAACACACAAAAGCATGCGAAATACCTCTCAAAGTCAAACGGTGGGTATGGGAGAGGGATCATCATTGCTGCGTCCTGTGCGGCAGACCGGGCAACCCGGACGCGCATTTTATACCTCGCTCCCACAACGGCAAGGGCATAGAGGAGAATATTGTCACCTTGTGCCCTGAATGCCACAGGGATTACGACAATTCGGAGCGCAGGCCGGAGATCAGAAAAGCGCTCAGGGCGTACCTCATGGCCAAATACCCGGATTGGGACGAGGAAAAGCTGAGATACCGTAAGTGGAGGAGTGACTACATATGCAAGTAAAGGATATCCTCCCCATGCTGGCACTGCTCAAGAGCCAGCGGGTAAAACTCTACCATGCCCCAGGCGGGGAACTGCTGGGCAGCTATAACAGGATAGACATACAGCCCGGAGCGTGCGACGAAACCATCGGCAAACTCATGGACGCAACGTTGATATGCGTTGACGCCAACAATCAAAACATTAACTTACACATTGCGACAGGGAGGGATTGATATGTGGGGAGCATTTTTTAGCTGGGGAGTGCCGATGTTTGTGATCGGCATAATGACGGGCTTTGCCTTCGCACCCCGCAAAAGGAGATAGACATGGAAGCGTGCATAACCGGACAAACCCTGTGCTGGCGTTGCCGGAGGGCGACCAACGCCCCAGGCATGGGCTGCAGCTGGTCACGCCGCGCCGATCCCGAACCCGTTGAGGGCTGGGAGGCAAGGGAGACAACGCTGAAGGGCAGCGACTATTACCACGGCAAAAACTACACAACAATTATACAGTCCTACGTCATCCGCACCTGCCCGCTGTTTTTACCGGACGGGAAAAGCGATCCGCCGCGCATATACAGGAAGTGGATCGTCGAAGTGGACGGCGAATGGCTGACAACGCAGGAGACGAGGGAGCGGCTGGGCATCGACAGGCACGAAATATACAAACTGATCGAGCGCGGCAAGCTCAACGCCAGACAAGTGGAGCAAATGAGTTAAAAACATATCATAGGGAGGACATAAAAAATGAAATTAGGAGAACTACCATTTGGAAGCAACATCAAAATTCCCGAGCGCCGCGAGGATGGAACCTACGAGCTGGCTGACTACACCCTCGGTTGCCTCAATAATTTTGACGTAGGCACAGCAGGGCTTGCCCGCGAGGAGGTACACAGCCTGTGCCGGTTCGGCGACAGTACGGAGTACGTGGGTTCAGACCTGGACAAACGCATGACAGAAATATACAACAGCTACCCCGACGAGCTTAAAGAACTGATTATCCCAAGCACGATCCCGTTATATAACGGCAGCGGCGCGGAGGATATAACCCGCAAGGTGTTCGCCCCCACATTGACCATGGTAGGCGGCGGCGACAACCACGGAGTAACAGAAGGCTTAACGTGGCCTATATTCACGGGGAGAAATAGCCGCAAAAAGACCTTTGACGGCTCGGCAGCCCTCTGGTGGCTTTCCTCGCAGGACTCTTCCGACTACGCGTGGCGCGTCTACGCGGACGGCTCCGCCTACAACAACTACGGCCTGTCGTTCACGTACGGGGTTGTCCCCGCTTTTATAATCCTCCAATCGGTACAGATTGACGACACACCGGATAATGACGGCAGTTACAGATTGACGGAGCTGCAAAGCTATTGCTCGTAAAAAGACTGCGAAAAAACATATCAAAGGGAGGACAAACAAAATGGAAACAACCGAAAAGACATTCGGCATTTGCCGCTACTGCGGGCAACTGCTCAATATCAAGAGCTATTTAGCCCCACACCCAAACATCGACGACCCGGACGAGGACACGATAGCTACCCTCATATGTGACTGCAAGGAGGCCAGACGCGACCGTGACACTCATAAGGCTGCCCTTCGGGGAGAGAGCGACCGCATTGAAGCCTTGCAAAAAGCAAATGACGTGATCGAGGAGCTTTTTACCGGCAATCCGCACCAGAAGCGCATGGCCGTGGACGAGCAGACGCGGGAGATATTGCAGCAGCTTGCCGAGCGGGTGTACGGCGGATTTGTAGATAAAGCGGTCATCACCACCACGGACGGAGTTAAGGCCACCGTAAAGAGCACCGGCTCCGCCGCTATCGGCATAGCCATAGAGCGCAGCGAGACCAAAAGGAGAAAAAGGAGATATAACCCATGGAAAGCCGGGAGATATACGACATGCTCCTGCGCAGCATAGGGGAGCACATGGACACAAAAGGCCGGGCCACTGTCAGCATCAATGGCAGGCCCGCCCTGATAGTAACGATAGACCGGGAGACCGGAGAGGTTACCGCCCGCAATGCGATCACCGACACGACCGCCGCCGACGCGGTAATAGACTACCTCAACACCATCGCCGGGACGAAATATCAAAAAACGCCGAAAAACCGCAGCTATATCAACGCCCGTATTGGGGAGGGCCATACGCCGGAGGACTGCCGCCGGGTAATAGACAGCCGCTGGGCAGCATGGAAGGGGACAAGAATGCAGGAGTATATGCGCCCCTGCACCCTGTTTAACAGCGAGAAATTTGAGGGCTACCTCGCGGCGGCGAAAACCAACGTCAAAAAAATCGCTGGAAGTTATTTTATGAACCACATTCAGCACCAGTACTCCGCCGACGAGCTGGCGAAAATAGGCGTTGACCTCATAGGGGATTTAGGGGAGGACTGAAAAATGCCGAAAAAGAAAAAGGAAACGCTGCCCACCTACACCGTCCTGATCCGCACGCCCGCCGGGACGCAGACCATTATTGAGACCAACGACTTTGCGAAAGCCAGACGGACATATGCCCAGTACAAGGGCTCATGCCGCCTCTGCATCGACGGGCGGGAGCTGCATATCCTTGAGGCGGACGAGCTAATGAACGATCACAGCGACAAAGTAATGGAGCAGATATTTATACCGCGCCGCGTCAAAGAAAAAGAGGACATACACAAATTAAAACCTGCCCGGTAACACGGGCAGGACTTGACCTTTTGCCGGGTGCGGCAATCACCCGGTCCTCCATTGATAGGGTGGCGGCAGGTGCGGCCAACGGGGAAACGCCCGCACCGCAAACCACCGCCCCCGGCAAAGGGCCAAGACCTGATTATTAAAAAAGGAGGCCGCCATGCAGCGGGTACGGCGTGATATATATTCTGGCGTGGTGCTGGAGCGGATCATATACTCCGTGGGCGACAGGACACAAAAGCCCTACCGCCCGCGGAAGCCGAGATTTAAAACGGACGAGGAAAGGGCACGGTTTAACTCTGAGGTAGCCCGCCGGGCCCATACCCGGATCATCAACGAGAACTTCACCCCGGCCTCGCTATACTGCACATTGACGCAGGACGACGACCACGAGGTACACGATTTTAAGGACTTCCGCCGCCTCTGCGTCAATTTCCGCCGCCGGCTGCTCTACGCCTACCCGGAGGCAAAAATCGTTATCTACATGGGGCGCGGCAAAAACACCCACCGCATACACGCCCACATGCTGACGGACGGAGTGCCGGAGGAGGCCATACGCAAACAATGGACGCTGGGCAGCGTCAATCGCTGCGAGCACCTCCGGGCGCACGTCCACTATGACGGCATAGATCACGGCCCGGACTATACGGGGCTGGCCAATTACCTGTTTAACCACTGGACACCGGAGCAGGGCGGCCATCACTACATGGCAACCCGCAACCTTGCCCCCTGCGGCAGGGAGCAGACAAAACCAATAAAACGCAACTACACGCCGGCCAAACCGCCGCATACACCGAGGGACTATATCCTCGTCGAGAGCGGCGCGACAGAGTTCGGCTTTACCTATTTCAAATATGTCAAAATCCCGCCCAAGCGGCGGTGTTAAGCGGCGCAAAGCGCGAGGCTTTTACCGGGGCCTTGTAAATGCGTCGGATTTTACGACGATATCAAAAAGGAGGTAAAAACAATTGCTGAAAGATTACACCATGACCCCCAACCGGGCGGGTATACCCATATGGCGGCCTGCCCAGCCGGTAATAGGCAAAGAGGAAGCGCACCAGACCGCCCTGACCAACTGGGCGCGGATGATGCGGACGCAGTATCCAGCCCTGACGCTCTACCACCACATACCCAACGGCGGCTTACGCGATAAGCGCACCGCTGCGCGGCTGATAGGGCAGGGAGTACATTCTGGCATACCCGACGTATTTATCCCTGCCGCCCGGGGCGGCTACCATGGCATATACGTCGAGCTCAAAACTGGCGCCAATAATCCGACCCCAAATCAAAACGAGTTTATGAGCGGCGCCATGGCCGAGGGCTACTATTGCGCGGTCTGCTACGGCTGGCCCTGCGCCGCGGCGGTGATTGAGGATTACCTGAGCATGCCGGCTGCCCTCCGCAGTATTGATACGCTTGCACTGGATGACAAACATGACGAGGGCTGCGCTTGGTGTAAGGCTGAATACACAATCATTGATGACGAATTTGCACAGCCAATAAGCCGGAAAATGATTAAATTCTGCTGGCATTGCGGCAGGAAGTTGGAGGGCAACAATGAGAGCACTGTATAAACGCACGAAAGGTAAGGCGTCAAATGTGCAGGACAGACTATACCACAAGAACGTATTTTGCATATCAAACCGCTGGATACGCTGGGCAAAACGATATTTAAGCAAAGCGAACAGGAGGGCTGGCAATGACTAAAGAGTACATAGAGCGTGGGGCGTTGATTGCCCGATATGATGCGGAGCATGTTGGTCCACCGGGTAGGGCAAGGGAACTGATAGCAACTGCACCTGCCGTCGATGTTGTCCCTGTGGTGCATGGGGAGCCTACTGAGCATCTGCGTGAATTACTCCGGGCAGAGAAAGACGGACGGCTGGTGGTATTGCCGTGTAAGATAGGGGCTACTGTGTATCGTTTCCAACGTTATTTTAATGATGCTACCCTTAAAAGTGAAATAAAAATAAAGCCTTGCGTGGTTGAAAGTGTTTCAACTAAATGTATCATTACAACCGATCATATGGTGATGTTATTTAGTAATTTCGGCAAAACCGTATTCCTAACCCGTGAAGAAGCTGAAAAGGCGTTGGAGGGCTACAATGGCCAAAAGCGATAACGATTATTATAACTACTTGCTCTCATGCGGATTTGATGAACAAGAAGCTCAACAAAAAATGAAGGAAAGGGAGATTATGATTGATTTATATCAAGGCAAAAAAGAACAGAGAGAAATTACAAGTCAAACATACCAATCGAGCCAAAAACGGCTAACGAAAGACGTTCAAGATTTCTTATGGGGCGGGAGGAGGTACTGACAATGACTAAAGAATATATAGAACGAGAAGCGGCGCTGGAAAAGGTTATTGAAGTAAAGCACCACGACCCTGAATTGAGCGGAGTTGTATTGCACAGGTACATCAAGGAAATCGACTTGAAGGATATCCCTGCCGCTGATGTTGCCCCGGTGGTGCATGGGCGATGGGAATACACCCCGCAAACGTTTAACACACTCGGTCAGATTAGGTGTCCGTTTTGTGCGTGGTGGTCTCTTGACCAGTCCATTGACGGCATTTATAAATACTGCCCCAACTGCGGAGCTTATATGATGGGAGAAAACAATGGTAAATGTGAATAGGTATGGTGGTGTCTGCAATGTAGAAAACCCTGATAAAAGAGTTTACAACCTTTGATATGGGATGCTACGCAGATGCTATGATAAAAAGCAACATGAGAGAGACAGAGGGAAAAGCTACGCTGATTGTGAAGTATGTGATAGATGGTTGAATTTTAATCTTTTCGCAAGCGACATAACACATTTAGCGGGGTACAATAACTGGCTCAACAAAACAGGATATTGCCTTGATAAGGATATAATTAACCCCGGCAACAAGGTTTACAGTAGGGCTAACTGTTGCTTTGTGTCTTATACGGAAAACATTAGAGACATTCACAAAAGAAAGCCACAGAATATAGAACGGCTGCACGAAATGAATAAGACGGGGTATGTGCTGGAAAAGGATGGTGAGGATTTAATATTTGAATCGGAAAAGGCCGCATGTGAATACTTGGGCGTTGTAAAGTGTTCGATTTCGTCTTGTTACCGCCGTGGGGTTAAGTGCAAGGACTATAAAATAGCGAAAATGGATAAGGAGGAAACTAATGAACTGGATTAGCGTTAAAGAGCGGCTGCCTAAGCCGGATGGTACGGACTATGTTTTAGTTTGCTGCACCATGAAAGTAGCGAGCAAAATTGATTATGTTAATGCCATTACAATGGCATTTGTCTGTGAAGAGGAATTTGTGGACGTAGAGCTTGACGAGGTAATTACAGAGGGCGTTACTCACTGGATGCCATTGCCAGAACCGCCGAAGGAGGAAGAATAATGGGAAATATATATGAAATGGTATACCAGCAAAGCAGATGTGAGCCGCAGGTTTTAGCTCACGACATTTACCACGGACGAAATTATTATGTTGTCAGTTTCGGTACGCACCCGTGTGCATACGTTGATGTGTCCGACCTGTTGAGCATGATGCGGGAAGAACAAAAATATATAGAAAATGCAATAGACTGCCACGGCGGGGTAACATACTCAGACGCGGAACTTGCGGTAGCGAATAATAAAGGGTGGTATATAGGATGGGATTATGCCCACTGCATGGATTACAGCGGATATATGCCGTGTAAATCGCTTACTAAGAAGTGGACGACCCATGAAATGGTGAATGAGTGTAAAAGGGTGATAGACCAAATCGAAGGGCTTATAAAGGAACCGCTAAAGGAGGAAAAATGAAACGAGTAATAGCAATAACAATATTAACCCTACTGACCCTCGCCCTGTGTGGGTGCAGAAAGGCCGAAGCTGGTACTTACAGACTGCGAACGCTGGAAACGGGTGCATTGTATACGATATATGTCGATAACCTCACAGGGATACAATATTTGAAAACATACCAAGGCGGCGTGTGCGTAATGGTAGACGCGGAGGGAAAACCGCTGATATGGGAGGAAGAAAAATGATAACGATCCACAACAACGAAGAGCCGCTGTACAAGCTGGCGAAGGAAATACACGAAAACGCCGTTGCCCACGGCTGGTGGGACGAGCCTCGCAACCTACTGGAGATTGTCGCCCTTTGCCATAGCGAGCTTTCAGAGGCGATAGAGGAATACCGTGCCGGGCGCCCCATGGTATGGGCAAACGAGGACGGCAAACCCGAGGGCATAGCCACCGAGATGGCGGACTGCCTTATCCGCATACTGGACTGGTTTGGTCATGAGGGACTGGACGTGGACGAGATTGTGCGACAAAAGATGACCTATAATCGTGGGCGGCCATATAAGCACGGAAAGAAGTGTTGAAATGAATGATAGGGAAAAGCGTTGGAGGGTTCGGGGACAACTCCGCCGGTGGGGGAACACGGCGACCTGTGCCGGAGGAAACAGGCCGAAATAGAGGGGAGGGGGGCATCAAAAAGCTA